CAATACAATGATGGATATTAGAATTATCGAACATTGTCGTAAGTATAAAATGAGATTGTTATACCCCTCATCTGCTTGTGCTTATTCACTAGACGATATGAATAATGGTGTCGGGCTATACGAGCAGTTATTAAAACCACCATATAATCCAGATCAAATGTATGGCTTTGAAAAATTGTTTATTACTAAACTAGCGCAGTATGCAGATTTTGATTTTAGAGTAGCTGTATTGCATACGATTTATGGCGAGCGACAAGAGTTTATAGGTAAAAAAGCAAAGTTTATTCCTCAAATATGTTATAAGTTTCTAACACAAGATCAAATAGACGTGTGGGGGAGTGGTAATCAGACTAGAACATTTTTGCACGTTAAAGACGCTGTTAAAATGATGTTAGAAATCTTTTTTGCAGAAAAATACTATGGCGAAGTAAATATAAGTGGCGAGCAAGAGGTAAAGATAAAAGACGTAGTTAAGATTTTATCAAATTATACTGGTAAGAAAAATATCAAATATGATTTAAGTAAACCAGAGGGTCCCACTAGACGAGCAGTTAATTTAGATAAGTTTAATAAACACTACAAAACAAGACCGACTATTGATTTAGAAACTGGAGTAAAAAATCTATTTGATTATGTCAAAAGTAACTGCAATACTACTAGCGTATTATCCCGAACGTTTTAGCAACATTTCTGGAATAATAAACATATTAAAAAAAGGTACTAGACTCCCGGACGATATAATTGTTTTTTGTAATAATCCCGATCTAAACATTGACGCAACTTGTGTTAAATCAGACGTTAATTTAGGTAATAGAGCAAGATACCCGTTTGCGCTAACTATCCCATCTGATTATTATTTTTTTATTGATGATGATATAGCACCACGCAAAAAGACGATTGAGAATTACTTGTCTTATGAGTTTGATGGCGTACTTGGGCATTGTGGCAAGATAACACCTAATGGCAACTACTCAACACCTTTAATATGGGCTGATCAAACTACTAAAGAAATAGATGTAGATATACTTATTGGAGTGGGCAGTATGTTTGCCTCTTTTAATGCAATAGCAAATATGGTAAAACTAGAGGGATATATCAGACATTTTAGCGAATATAATAATGGCAGAGAGGGCGACATTATATTATCAATGGCTAATAAATCTAAAGTAATTAAAGCAACTAACTCATCAATGACTTATTCAATCGGTCAAAAAGGTGTAGGAATGTATTTAGAAGAAAATCACGTACAAAAGCGCAAAGATATTACAAAGGCAATTTATGACTTTAGGCGTAGCTCTAATTTCTTTCAATCGTAGTGATTACTTTAGTAAGCTAATTAAATCACTAGAAAAACAAGTTGATTGTGGCGAATTAGATTTTCATTTGTTTCAAGATGGCGCAGTAAACAAGTTTAGCCACGTTCTAAAAACAGACCCTAACAGGTGTCAAAAGTGCGTAGATATTTTTAACGATAGTAGCTTATTAAATAAGACTAAGCATATACATCAGTTAAACGTTGGTAATGCAGTCAATCAGTTTGAAGCTATTGAGTTTATGAGCGATCATTATGATTATTTTTTAGTTATAGAAGATGATGTTATTTTAAGTAAATATTATTTTAGATTGATAAGACTTTTAATAGATCAATATTTAGTTAAAGATGATGTGTTTAGCGTAGCACTTAACTTCAAGCGTATGTGTAGAAAAACAGAAGTTTTAGAAAATCTTAATAAGGTTGGTTATGACTTACACGATGTTGGCTCAATATCACTTCATTGGTGGGCAGAGTGCTTTAGCAGTAAAAAGTGGAAAATAGTTAAACCTCACTTCTTAAAATACTATAAGTTAGTAGAGAACATTGATTATCAGAAACGCCCACGTCCAGAAATACAGGCATTGTTTGCGAGTGGTGGGCTTAATATAGCGCAAACATCACAAGACGCTGGTAAAGATTTTGCAGTCAAAGAAGCTGGATTAAAAAGAGTTAATAGCATTGTTAACAGAGGCTTTTACATTGGCGAGCGAGGTATGCACTTTAATAGAAGATTATATTTAGCCAAAGGTTATCAAAACCAAAAGCCATTTGAGTTTGCAAGTGATAGTAAACTCGAGGTGTTTAAGACTATAAGCTAAAAATATGGTATACTAGATAAAAGGACAATATGACTAAACAATATATCCGTTATCACATTAAAAAAGATAGATTGACTACTAGAGGTATGAGATGGAAACTAGAGTTTGAGGGCAACGTTTATGTTGCCTTTGGCTCAAAAACAGACGCAATCAATTACTTATATGATAAATTAAAATAAGAAGGACATATGAACAGAAAGCCCATTAGCGTAGAGCTTCTAATCAATAATGAAGGACAAATTGAAGGACTACCCCCCAATCCGAGATTTATAACAGATCGACAATACAAATTACTTCTCAAAAGCGTACAAGACGACCCAGAGTTTATGGAAGCTAGGGAACTACTAGCTGTTGAATATAAGGACAAATACCTAGTTATTGCTGGCAATATGAGGTTAAGAGCCTGTAAAGAACTAGGCTGGAAAACTATACCCACAAAGATTTATCCGGCAGATACACCCACAAAGAAATTAAGAGCTTACGCAATAAAAGACAACAAGTCTTATGGCGAGATGGATTGGGATATTATAGCCGATCAATGGAACGAAAATGAACTAATAGAGTGGGGAATAGATAAGGTAAATTATAATACTCCTTTCACACCTAACTTTGACCCAAAAATTGGCGACAACGAGCAGTACGATAAAATCAATGATGATCTTATAGAACAAAGAGCAAGAGAAATTGCTGAAAGCATAGTCAAAGAAAAAAAACTATTAGAAATTACTTGCCCGAATTGTGGCGAAGAGTTTAGCATAGAATGATAACCAAGCCCAAAATACAAGAAATTCTTGAGGCTCAAGAGTGGAAGTTTGCAAGCACTATGAAAACCATACCTCATTGGTATATTTTAGAAAATAAAATAGGCTCTAAATTATTTGATATGTTTGTAAGATATATAAACAATAATTTAATTGAAAGCCAGTTTTATAGAAGCAAGTTTTACTATTGTTTTCTAGGAGAATATAAGTATTGGGTAATGACAATTAGTGATGGCTCTGGAATTATAAACAGGGCAAAGGTATGATTGCCGGAATAACAACTACCCCTAATAGAACTGAATATCTTAACAATGTTATTCTTCAACTTATTCCATATGTAAGACGTATTTATCTTTTTAATGATATTAAAATGTCTGGTCATTGGGCAAACACAATGTCAATGTATGATTATGTATTAAAGAAAGCAGAAAAAGACGAGCCTGTTTTAACTTGTACTGATGATATTTTGTTTACAAAGGACTGGTTTAACAAGTTTGAGAATATCCATAAAGAGTTTAATCATCATACATACACCCTATTTTCGGCTAAACCCCATACTGCTAGACTTAATAAGTCGATACTAGGTATTCACAAAAAAAACTTATACGATCAAGCAGTTGTTTTTATCAATCAAGGCGACTTAATTCAAAGATTAAATAATTGGATTAACAACGAAAACGAATTAGATAAAAGAATAACTAGCAAAAAACATTTTGACGTAGCAGTACAAGAATATTATATAAGTAATAATATAGAGTGGGTTTTAGTTATACCCAATTTAGTCGATCATATAGGCAAAAACTCAACATTAAAACATAAAATAGGTAGTAGCTATACTTTCAAATATGACTAAACATTATCATTCAGCGCTAAAAAACGAAAAAGAAATTGAAAAAGAATTAGATCAATGCATATTCGACAATGGAATTGCTTTTCATTATGACATCAATAAGAGCGATACTTTGCCTAGTTATTTTGATAAATGTGATGTGCTATATGCAGAGATACCTTGGCGTGCTGGAATTGAAAAGTTTAATGAGCGTGTAGGTTCTAATCAAACCTATTTAGATTTTATGACTTCTTTAAGTAATATAATAAACAATACTAAAAAACCAATAATCATATCATCAGGCAAATTAAATCAAAGACACTTACCTAAAGCAGATCAAGTTTTTGAAACCAAATTAAATGGCGCTAATGCAGTTGTGAACGTATATAACTATCACTATACTGGAAACACCGAAGACATATTTGCAATAATAGAGGATTTATCAGTCAGTTTTAATTGTATTGGGGATTTTTGCTGTGGCTATGGTAATTCGGGCATACCTTTTTTATTAAAGAATAAGGGATTTGTTTTGAGCGATTATAATAAGAAATGTATTTATTTTATTAAGAATTATTATGAAGATATACTTAAAAGAGAACGTTTACGAAAAAGCGCTTGAAAGAATATCATATCTTTATGATGAGTTTGAAGATGTGGTTGTTGGTTATTCTGGTGGTAAAGATAGCACCGTACTAGTTCATTTGGCTTTAGAAGTTGCTCGAAAAAAGGGAAGACTACCTGTAAATGTGATGTGGATAGATCAAGAGGCAGAGTGGCAATCTACTGTTGATATGTGTATAAAAATAATGACTATGCCGGAAGTAAAACCATACTGGTATCAAATGCCTATGGTTATAACTAATAATGCAAGTTTGATTAGCCGATATAACTATTGTTGGGACGAAAAAGAAAAAGATAAATGGATACACCCAAAGCACAAATTGTCTATTAAAGAAAATATATATGGAACAGATCGATTTCATCAACTATTTGAAAAGATATTAAAGGTTGATTTCAAGGATAAAAAAGCTTGTTATATTTCGGGAGTAAGAACAGAAGAGTCGCCAAAGCGTCATATGACTTTAACAGAAGCAATTACCTATAAATGGATAACGTGGGGTAAAAAATTGAGTAAAGATCAATATACTTTTTATCCGATCTATGACTGGTCTTATAACGATATTTGGAAAGCAATTCACGACAATGGCTGGCAATATAATACCTTATACGACAAGATGCATCAGTATGGAATACCAGTTAGGGAAATGAGGGTGTCTAATGTACACCACGAAACCTCTATTCAGTCGCTAAAACTAATTCAAGAAATAGAACCAGAAACGTGGGAAAGAATAGCTAATCGCATAAGTGGCGCAAATACCGTTAAGAAACTAGGCGACGACTCATTTACTTCTATTAAAAAAGTACCTTTTATGTTTAGGGATTGGGAAGAATATACCTTATACCTAAACGAGAAGTTAGTTGATAAAGAAAAAAACAGGGCAGAGATTTTGAAAAGAATTAAGAAAATGGAAAAGATTTATATTCACGACAAAGCAAGAGATATGATGTATAAGGCATTTGTTAAAACCATACTATCAAGCGATTGGGATTTTACTAAACTTGATAATTTCGAGGCAAATCCAGAAGTGTATAATTATAGGAAATGGGTAAAGAAAAAACCATTATTAGAACAAGACATTAAGTTTTATTTAAGAAATAATCTTATACCTAGTTATGGTAAAGAAGAAGTGATTAAAGAATATGAAAAAATTAAAAAGTATATTATCGTAGATGGCTTTCATAGATATTATATTTGCAAACTAAAAAAAGATATAAGAGAGCGAAACAAAGGCTTATTGCCAATCGTAGTTATTAACAAAGATATTAACGATCGAATGGCTAGCACGATTAGGCATAATAGAGCAAGAGGAGAACACAATATAGGTGGTATGTCTAATATGGTATTTAATATGTTAGATAATGGCTGGACAGATCAAGAAATATGCAAAGAACTAGGTATGGAAATAGATGAGTTGATTAGACTAAAACATATAACAGGATTTAGTAAGTTATTTGAAAACACAGAATATCGCAAAGCGTGGGAAACCAATAAGATGATTAGAATTAGACATCAATTTAATAAGAAAAAAAAGGAGGTTAAAATTGACGAAAATGGACAATAAACTACTAAAAAAGGCAGTTATAGATGTATTCCCAAAAGTATTTGGTAATGTAACACAGACTTGTAAGCAAGTAGATATTAGCCGACAGACATTTTATAATTGGCTAGAAAACGATGAGGACTTTAGAAAAGAAATAGAGTCGATCGAACCAGAAGAAATATTTGTGGACTTTGCAGAGAATGCACTTGTTAAACGAATAGACGAGGGCGATACAACAGCAATCATATTTTCATTAAAGACTAAAGGCAAAAACAGAGGGTATGTTGAGAAACAACAATTAGAGCATTTGGGTAAAATAGACACAGGCTCAAAAGAAGTCGCAGAGGCATTAAGAGCCATAATTGAAAATGATGATGAAGACTACAAAGGCGATTAAAAAAATAGTACATACTTATTTTAAGGACTCTCACGACAAACCTTTTCCTATTACTGATAGTCAATGTAGGTTATTTGCTTCAATAGTAGATAGGCGAAAGAAGTGGGTGTGGATGTCAGCCCCAACTAGGTATGGTAAAAGTGAATTATTAGCGATTGCTTTAATCTATTTAGCTGTATTTGAAAAACTGAAAATCCCAATAGTAGCTGGCTCTCACGATAAAGCACGCAAAATTATGGATTATATTGTCGATCATATTGCAGACCACCCAGAACTATATGACGGTTTAATAAACGTTAAGGCTATTGCTGATATAGAGAAGCTAAAAGTAACTGTATCTAAAAGCACGTTAAGATGGTCAAATGGTGGCTGGATATTTGTTACATCAATCGACTCAAGATCAATCGTAAGCGAGGGCGAGGGCGTAGTAGGCGAAGGTGGAGACGTTGTAGTTTTAGAGGAAGCAGGACTTATAAGACAAGATAATCAATTTTCTAAAATAGTACGTATGCCGGAACGTGAGGGTGGCTGGGGTAAACTGATTATGTCGGGCAACTGCATAGAGAATAGCGTATTTGAAAAAGCATATAACAGCGACTTATATTATAAAACTAGAATTAGTCTGGACGACGCTATAAATGAGGGTAGATTTACAGAACAAGAGTTAGAAGAAAAAAAACAACAGACTACCGTTAAAGACTGGAAGCGTTATTATTTAGTTAAGTTTCCGGAAGCTAATGAGTTTTCTTATTTCAAACCGACCCAATATGAAAACCTACCTAAAGATTTAGAATACTATGGCGCTATTGACCCATCATTAGGCGAACACAAAAAGAGTAGTAAGATTGGAATAGTTATTATAGGTAAAGATCAAGCAGGTCAAATCTATGAAGTTGATAGCATAGTAGATCATATGTTGCCTGACGAGGCAATTAGAGTTATATTCAACTTCCCTTATAAGTTTACTAGGTTTGTATTTGAAACTATACAATTTCAAAAGTATTTTATGGAAGTAACTGATAGTAAAAGCAAAAAGCAAGGTCTATACATACCATTTCAAGGTATTCAGCAAAATAGAAACAAAAATGAGCGAATAGAGAGCCTAGAGCCTCATATAAATAACAAGCATATTTTATTTAAGGGCGATAATCAGTTATGGAAAGATATGCAAGACTATCCAGAAACAGAGTTTTTAGACGGATTAGACGCTCTGGAAATGGCTTGGCGAACAATCAATGAGGGCAACGTAGACTACTCATTTATTTAATAAAATGGTAAGATATTATTATACTAGTTAAAAAAATAGAAAGCCTAGAGCTTCTATAATTTTATGAATATATTTCAAAAAACGTTTTCATCAATTAAGAAAAACTATTTAGGACTTGGTCAATCTATTGCTTCTTGGCAATGGCAACTACCTGGTAAATGGAGCAAACGTCAACAATTAGAACAGTATAACCGTTATGTTTTTACTATTGTCTCGGCGTTTGCTCTTGATTTTGCTAAAACTAGCTACAAGATGATGTCAACGCTAGGCGATAAAACACAAGAGCTTAACAATCACGAACTGATTGATTTGCTTGAGTCGCCTAATCCACAGCAATCGGGGTTTCAGTTTAGAGAATTACACGCAACATATATGAAATTAGCTGGCGAGAGTTTTTGGTATAGAGTCAATGGTGGGTTAAGTCAAAAGCCAAAAGAGCTTTACTTATTAAGACCCGATCTAGTAGATATTGAGATTAGCAAGGATAAGACAGGCTCTATTGAAAAATATATTTTAAGACTTGATGATGGTAGCAGAGAAGAGTTTGAGCCACAAGAAATTATCCATCACAAATACCCCAATCCTATGAACCCTTGGCGAGGTATGGGCGTAATTGAAGCGTCTATGTCTTATTTGCAAACAGAAGAATATGCGAGTGAGTGGACTAAAAACTCAATTTATAACTCTGGTCGTCCATCGGGTATCTTAAACTTGCAGGGCAAAATGAACGATGAGCAGTTTCAACAATTAAAAGAAAAGTTTAAGCAAGAATACACAGGTACGACTAACGCTGGTAAAACTCTTTTATTAAAGGGCTTTGATGGTATTGATTGGGCTAAACTAGGTATGGACTTAGAGGGCATTGATTTACAAAAAGTAAAAGATATTACACGTGAAGACATTATGTTTATGTTTAGAACGTCTAATACCATTATGGGTATTACAGATGACGTTAACAGAGCTAATAGTAGAGAAATGCGAGGCGTATGGTTTGAGAACGTTATTAAACCAGAATTAGATCGATTTATAGATCAATTAAATCATAGCTTAGTAAAACCTTTATATAGGGATAATCTATCTTTAGAATATAAAGACCCTAACCCAGAAACAATACAAGACAGAGTAGAAGAGTGGACTGCTGGTATTAACAAGTGGCTAACTACTAACGATATTATCAGAGAACGTAATCAAATTATGGGTACTGATATTCCAGAAAAAGAGGGTGGCGATTTAATATGGCAACCACTATCGCTAACACCTATGGAAGTAAAAGAAGACGCAGAGCCTATTATCGAACCAGAAGATGATGAGCAAGAAGATAACAA